AACCAGCAGTGAGCAGTCCTAAAGAGGATAGTAAGGAGCCGAGTTGCGACCACGAACTAGACGTCAAAAAAGACATGAGCTTCATCAACGTCCCTACCAGCACGAAGTCCCAATTACGGGAGGACGGCATGGGATGGGAATACCTACACAACCAATAAGGAGACAACTATGAGCGACAAAGAAATTGCAGTAAAGAGTGAGAACACGATTCGGGAACTGATCGGATCCGACGAGTTCAAAAAGAAGATTTCCGATGCACTGCCCAAGCACCTGACGCCGGAACGGTTCGCACGGGTGGCACTGATGGCGATTAACAAGACGCCGGCCCTGCTGAATTGCACCAAGCCGAGCCTCTTTCAATGCTTGGTAGATCTTGGGGCGATGGGCCTAGAACCGGACGGGCGACGGGCGCACCTGATCCCCTACGGCAACGTGGCTACTCTGGTGGTGGACTACAAAGGGATCCTTGACCTGATCATGCGCTCAGGCCACGTCCTATCGATCCATGCCGACGTCGTTTGCGAGGGTGACGTTTTCGAATACGACCTTGGCGAAATCAAACAGCATAAGATCGACTTTCGGAAGGATCGTGGGGCCGTGATTGCGGTCTATTGCATGATCCGAATGAAGGACGGATCGAACAAGTGCGAGGTAATGACAAAAGCCGACGTCGAATCGATCCGGTCACGTTCTAAGGCCGGCAAGTCTGGCCCTTGGGTTACGGACTGGAATGAGATGGCAAAAAAGACAGTATTCAGACGGGCATCCAAGTGGGTTCCGTTGTCGCCCGAAGTGCGGGATCAGATCGAGCGTGAGGACGTCCACCAGTTTGCCGGCAAAGCGTCGAGCATACCGGTTGTTGCAACCCCCATCTTTGAGGAAGCAAAATGAGCGACGAGCGCAAAGGATTACCCAGCGCAAGCAACGCCAAACGATTCCTAAACTGTGCCGGATCCTTTCGGGCAGAGTCCGGCTTTCCGGACACGTCCAATCCGGCGTCCGAGTCCGGTACTAGGATTCATGACGTGCTATCCGGCGAAGCACCTTGGACAACCCTTAACGATGCCGAGCGTGACATGGCCGAGACGCTGAACACTGAAAGCGACTTGGTTGTGGCTAACTGGGAATCTGAGAAGCCTCTGGTAACTAGGGAAAAGCGGTTGTTCCTTGTGGAACAAGGCAAAGAACTAGCCTCCGGCAAGGGGGATCTCATGGCGATCTCCGCATGCGGTAAGCGGGGAATCATTATCGATTACAAGACAGGCAGGGGCGAAGTCGATAAAGCCGGCAAGAATCTTCAACTCCGATTCTTGGCCGTACTCATGGCTCAGGAACATCCCAACCTTGAGGAAATTACGGTAGGCATCATCCAGATTGGATCACCTACGACCCTTTGCGCTTATTCCAAAAGTGATATACGCCTATCCCGTGAGAACATTCTTACCGGACTAAAGGCACTGGATCAGGACAATGCCCCCCGAAAGAGTGGGACATGGTGTAAGTACTGCAAGGCAATCGGCGTATGCGAGACGGCCATAGGCGAAAGCATGCAAATCGTTCCCCAAGAGTCGAAGTTCGAGTTGGGTATGCCTTTCGAGGAATTGCTCATTAGGGCCGAAATCGTTGAGCAGATCATAGAAAGTATCAAGGAGAAGGCTAAGACGCTTTTAAGGGCTAATCCTGAAGCGATAAAGGGCTATAAATTGAGTTCTCCGATCCAACGTCGGGCGATCAGGAGTCCTGAGACTGCCTTTACCAAGTTATCGACCATCCTTAACGGATCCGAGTTTGCTTCATGTTGCTCAGTAAAGGTGGGCGATTTGCAGAAGTTGTTGGCAAAAAAACAACAACTCGGTGTGAAAGACTCAAAAGAGGCATTGTCGAATCTGTTGGGTGACGAACTAGAGGTCATTGAAAGCGAGCCGAGGTTAATGAAAAAATGAAGATTAACAAAATGAAAACTCAGGCGATCAAAGAGATGATTGCCCGACTGGAAACTATGATCTCCGGCAACTTTACCAAGGAGCAGGACAAAAAGAATTGGACTCAGTTGCCGAAGGGCAAGGAAACCGGAAGTCAGTATTTTAAGCATCTTAAGCAAGAGCTTGGCCGGAGGACTTCTTGAGTATTTACCGAGATTCACTCAAGGAGTCCGGTGACGAATGCCGTCCGGACAACCAGAGGCTTGAGCAGATCATAGCAGGATCCTTGCTATGCCTTCTGCCACTGCCTAACCGGTCATGGCTAGACGTGGGGGCCGGCCAAGCAAAGGCCGAGCAACGCATCACTGGGTTTGGCTTTACCTACATGAGCCAAGATCCGGCCCCGAAGCTACCGGTGGACGTTACGATACCATTCCACACGATTCGGACACACAAGTTTGGTGTGGTAAGCGCATTCCACGTAATTGAACACGTCCCTTGCTACGTCAATTTCTTAGGTGACATGAGAAGGCTCGTTGAGGCCGGCGGGTATGCGGTTGTTTCGACGCCACTCAAAGTCCAAACGGAATACCATTATAGGGCATTTTCAAAGGGATCCCACGTACTCAACAGCCTGATTGCATTGGGCAACCTGATTGCCTCGTTTGACATTCATGAAGATCGGTTTGTGCGAACAGATGCCATGGCCGGCATCACCGATCCGAAATCAATTCTAAGTATATGGAAACCATAACCCCTTTCGCATACGAGGTCTTGAAGGTCGTCGTATCCATGGCCGAGCTAACTGCCTTCTGGCTGGGTGTGGCGATCCTATGGGGAATGTTAATCGTCGGTGTATCAAGCGGAGGCGCAGTCGCCTTTTGGTTCATTCGAAAACTATGGAGGGAGTTCTTATGAGTAAAATGATGGAAACCTTAAACGCAAAGATCGCAACGGAACGCAGGAGATCCGGAATGCTCGGTCTGGCCCTAAGTGCGCTAGCCAAGCAGAACGGAGGCCGGCTACTGATCCCAAGGAACGTACTGGGGATGGTGGCATTCGACGGGAAGATTGCTCCTCAAATCGATGCAAGCGGGAACATGATAATCAAAGTAGTGGAGGACAATTTCAACGAGGATTACTTCTTTTGGAAGAGGTGTTGTCGTTTTGGCATCAGCTTCTTTGACGTGGCAAACGTCAAGACATCCGGCAACTGGAAGCACTTATTCTGGCGGATCTATTGGAGGACGGCATGAGACACCTAGAAAGCCAACTCCAACAGTCGCTCGTAACACTGCTCCGGATGGATCACCGGTGCAGGAATCTGTTTGCGATCCCCAATGGTGGATTACGCAACATTCGTACTGCCGTTCGATTAAAGAAAGAGGGAGTGCTGGCCGGCGTACCGGATCTATTCCTGCCCGTGGCACGGGGGAAGTTTCATGGGCTATTCATGGAACTAAAGACGGACAAGGGAACGCTTTCGCCATCTCAAAAGATCATGGGCGAAAACCTAATAGAGAGTGGTTATGCGGTCGTTGTCATCCGATCAATCGACGAGGGCCGGCTCAAGGTTGCCGAGTACTTGGGGAGCAAATCGTGAAGAAAACCCACAAGGTAATCACCCTAGAGAAGCTGAAACGGGCAGTGGACAAGGCATACGTCCACTCATGCAAGAAGGGTATCGATCCCGCTAAGGTAAAGATTCTCGTTGCGAACGAAGCACCACCGGAAAAGCCCAAGGTGATGATTCACTACATCATAAACACTCAAGGGTTACAGGCGGGGAGGAACTGATATGAGCGAAATCAAACCGGCCCCAACAATCGAGGATCTAGCCGAGCTAGCCGGACACGTAGTTAGGAAGGTCATGATTACCGGATCTACCAAGTCAGGACTGAACGAGTGGTGGACTAAAAACAACTGCGATTATCACGGACTTAGGGCCATTAAACACACGTCAATTTGCCTTATGCAGAAGGACGGGAATGCCCCAAGGGACGTTGATGGAGAAAACAAACTAGACCATGCGGAAAGGGCCATTGTCAGGGCCGTATTCCTATTGGCAAAACTGAAAGGACAAATGAAATGAAGAAAACCAAGAACTACCAAGGCCCATGTTGGAAGGGCTACGAAATGGTAGGAACAAAAAAGAAAGGCGCAAAGACTGTGCCTAACTGCGTACCCAACACAAAGGAGAAAAAGAAATGAGCAATACTCAAACGACCGGAAACGCAACACCTACAACCGTAAGCCAATACCCGCCGGCACTTGACCCAAATCAAGGCATGGGAGGAATGGGAATGGGATTCAACCCATTCGGGCAACCTAAAAACGAAATCATCATCGATACGGTCAATCAGCTACGGGACAAGGTGATTGAATTAGACGGGAAGATCCAAGCCTTACTGTCGGTCATTAAGAAATAGTGAGGCCAAGTAGCGAAAAACTTGGATGGGTTATCGATATTCTCACAAGGAATACAGAAGCCTTGACCAAACTTCACACACACGCACCAACGCCACTACAAGCGAGCGTTAAGGAAGTTAAGCAGGGAGTCGATGGATCAATCCTGATGTTGAAAGAGATCATAGAACAAAAGAAACGCAAAAGAGAAAAGGAGTTAGAAAAATGAAATATCAGTTCATGGATCGAAAAGGCGGGAACACCCTGCTACCTGAGGGCGACTACAAACTTCGCTTTGTCGGTGGCGAGTTCATGGTGTCCAGAGCAGGGAACGAAATGCTTAAGATCACGATGGAGGACGTGGATAGCGGGGCGCAGATCACCGATTTCCTGTTCTTCACTGAGAAGAGCGCATGGAAAACGGACGCATTTCTGAAGTGTTTCGGGGTAGCACCGAAACGGGGTGAAGAGTTCGACTTGGACGAGGCATTCTTGACCAAGATTACGGGCAAGGAAGGCGAAGCACTGATTGGCGTCGAGGAATACAATGGTGTGAAGCGTAATCGCATCGGCGAGTTCCTGAGCAAGACAGTGGCAAAGGTTGAGAAGGATCCTGAGCCGGCCAAGCCCAAGGCAAATGCCCAACCCAAGGCGGAACCCAAGCCGGACAACGACGAAATACCGTTCTAATGCGTATTAGAACCATCAAACCGTACTTCTGGAAGCACCCCCTAACGGGGAGGCTTTCAGGGGATGCGAAGTGGCTAGCGGTCGCACTGCTCAACGTGGCAGACGACGAAGGCTACTTCCATGCCGATGAGTACTACCTACGGGGTGAGGTGGATCCTTTCGCAAAGGACACCAAAACCATACAAAAAAGCCTAGATGAATTGGCTAACATAGAGTTTATTAAAATAGTAACTCACCCCAAAATGGGGAAGATCGGTCGGATCTGTAAGTTTAAGGAGCATCAGGTAATCAATAGGCCGACGGCCAGTTCCATAAAAGGCTACTACTTAGCGAGTAATACCCAAACTCACGGAGCGATCAGTGAGGACTCAGTGACGACTCATACACAACTCACTGACGACTCACTGCCGGAAGGGAATGGAAAGGAAGGGAATGGAATGGAAAGGAATAGGATCCCATCGCTTGAAGAATGGTTGTCTTATTCAAAAGAAATTGGATTCGACGAAAGCAACGCTGAACAGACTTACAACTGGTATCAGTCAAACGGTTTCAAGGTTGGCAAGAATCCCATGAAAGATTGGAAAGCGTGTGTACGCACTTGCCACCTACGCAACAAACCAAAGCAAGTGAAGTCACTCACAGCAATCAAACCACAAACCAAAACAATTCAATACGAGGAGGCATAAAACTATGGGACGCATTCTAAACGCACCATCAAAGTACTCGGCTCAAATCAAGCATAAGCCTATGCGAGTCGAGAAGCTGATCACTGTCATGACAGGCGAACCGCACACAGGCAAGACCCACAGAGCAATCGACGCCGGCTACGCATGGATCTCAAACAAACCAAGAGCAACAGCATTGTTCCTGAACATGGAAAACTGGCTCAAGGACATATCAGTGGCTTACCATGACAACAAACCAATCCAGTCAGTCCTAGACCTGCCCACAAAGGTAGATCTGCTAATCATGGACGACCTATGGGCCAATGATCGACACCTGAAGGATCACAACGGGGGCCGGATCTCAGACCTGATCCGCAATCGCATGGACGCCGGCAAGACGACGATCATCACAACCAACTGCACATTTGAGGATCTAACCAACCTGAACGTCGATCAAAGGCTACTCTCACGACTCGATCCATCTAACGAGCATGCCAAGTGGATCATGTACAAATCAGTCGATGCAACAAAGAAGGCACTCGAAGGGAACTGGGAAATCAAACAACCACTCTGGTACTACGATGCAATCGCAGTCGCATCAGACGTCAAGAAAGGTCACTCCGGATGGTCGATAAGCCTACTTTGTAATAAAATGCCTGAGGATGGGTGGATATGGCTCGAATCGATGCTTACCCCTAGCGAACTACAAACCGCACGGGAATCGGCATTATTGCTCGATTGCGTGGCATCTAATGAGAAAGATGTTGCCAACCTGACAACAACTGACATAGTGGATGAACTGGTAGCAGACAAAGCACCGGCAAAGGAAGCAGAGGTAGTCTGGTGAGCGAACCCACGACGTTAGCTGAGAAGATTGCGAGCAAGGGCCGAGAGAAGGGTTTGACCCGTTTTGGCCCACACCGAGCGCACATGCGTGAGGGGGTAATGTCGCTGAATCAGAGTGAGTTACAAGATCCGGAGATTCTTAGGAAGTGCTATAACGCTATCAATGAAGCACTTGAGGCTAAAGAATACTTGTGGAATAACAAGACACACACGTATGACGAAAGGCCCGATCATAAAACTCGTTTAAGATCTGCGGAACTATATCTAGGTTATGCAGTTGGGAAACCAGTCGAGAGAATCCTCACTACCACTAAGCACATCAAGACTGAGGATGATCGTCTCAAGGATTTGACCCCTGAAGCATTGGAGCTTTTGGCCGATAAGCTACGTAAGCATGGGCAAGCGCAAGCAGTTATAGAGAATGTTCCACGGGCCGACAACGAAAGTCATAAGTAGTCTGATAATCAACGAGTTCTGCAAGCGTATGATACACTGTGCATTGTGCGACAAATCGTGGGCCTACCCCCCTCCGTTCCCCTTTTTTGGCCGGCCTTTTTCCCCAATAAATACGAATAAAAAAAGGTCGGGTTCCCGTACCCCCCCCCTTCGCTTTAATTCAACATCGTCTTTCCTACGGCTAATTCCAGTTTTATTTTTTCTCAGCTTTTCATTCTCAAGTTCTACGTGCCGTTCCTCGTTCGTATTAGCCAAGCCTAAGGTTCTAAAAAAGGTTTATGTGACTGCGTACTGGCGGGGCGAGGATCCCGATACGTCGAGGCTACGTAGCTCTTCAGGCCGGCGTCTGGTTAGCGGTCGAAGCATGGCGTCGGATCCACGGGTGTTTGATTATGGGACAAGGTTAGTGGTGGGGAACAAGGAGTGGGTGGTTGTCGATACCGGTAGGGATGTAATCGCTAGGAAGGCATCTAGGTTGAATGGGCATAGGGGGGTTCCCGTTGTGGATTGTTTCTTTAATACCGAGAGGGAGGCCATGCGTTTCCTACATGCGCTTCCATCGAAGTGTTTATATGCGGAGGTCAAATGAGGGAGGGTTCTAAAGTGGTATGCGTCGATGACAGTTTTGAGACGGGGATTATCAACTTATACAAAATGCTTCCCATAAAAGATAAAGTCTATACCGTCCGTGGGATGAGCGTCGGCGTTTCGACAACAAGTGAGGCGGGGGAGATTGCCGTTTATTTAGTCGGCCTAGAAAATCCGTGTTCGAGTACCCCTCCGTTTCCTGAGCGTGGATTTAGGATTGAAAGGTTTCGTGAAATTGAGGAACCGGTTGAGGAAGCGGTTGAATACGCCGAGGAGATGTCAAAATGAAGGTACCACTTTCTAGGATTTTTTTCTGGATGGGGGATTCCGTTTATCGGTTGTTGGGTTCGTTTGGTTTCGGTGGGTGGGCTTATCAGAGGCTAATGAAAATATCGGTGGATCTGGATAAGCACGGGGATGTGTGGGCGTTTCGTCCGTCGAAACGGGGTTTTGGCAAATGGAAAACTGCGCCTTTTGGAAAGAAGAAAAAGAAATGAGAAGCTGGGCAGACCTTAATATGGGTTCGGCCTTTCCCCCGTATCGGGGGCTGAAAAGACAAGCTGGTTACTTGTCGTTCCCAGCATCTCTTTAAGAAAGGAAAAAATGAAAAAAAACAAGGACTTGGGAAACATCACGTTTGGTAAATCTAGGAAAGTGAAGATGGTCGAGGTGGATATTACTTTTAATAAGAAGTGCGGGGATAACCTTTACAAGCACGGGCTAAAGGAACTGAAGAAAGACAGGGATGCAGTGATCTCGTACATGGTGCGAGTTGCGATTGAACGGATGGTCAGGGGCAAGAAATGATTACTTACTTACCGGCTCCCCGCTGGGTTCAAACTCCTTTAGGAGAGGGGCTATGGGTTGGAACGATTGATTACGGGATTTCTCATAACCCGATCTACCTAGTTGAGATTGCGTCGAGTGGCGAACACCGGTGCATCGACATGAGGGAGATTCGGGGATTGGAAAACAAAACATTCAACATAGATCGTCCGATCATGAGTAGTGGTCGGGATCCCAAACTATAAAAGAAAGGTAGGTTAGTAATGAGTCTGTATCAGGCATTTAATCGTAGCGTGGAGCAGGGCAGGACAGTGGAACGCAGTAACGTTATCAATATGGAGATTGCACGGGATGAGGCAATCATGGCACGGATCAAGTTGGTGGAACGGGGGCTAGAGGCTATTACCGTTTTGTCGCACCGGATCGCCGGCCTAGAGGCTAGGCTAATGAGTGCGGAGAAAAGTTTTGCGAACCATTCCGGAAACTGGGGTGATGACTATATAAAAAACTTGGGGGCCGGCCTGAATGCGGATCCGGTTGAAAAGGTGGAGGGGCCGAAGTTTGAGATCCCTGAGGATCTAATATACAACCGCACCAACTACACTCAGAAGCCGGCTAATAAAACGCCCGATAAGGTTGCCCGTCGTTGGGCTATCTGGAAGGCACAGTATGAATCCGGCATGAAGATCCTTCAGATTGCGAAAATGTGGGGTTGCGATCATGGCTCAGTCGCCTATGCCCGTTCGAAAAACTGGCAAGCTAGTACCGGATGGCATTCAAGATGAGGCCATTATATGAAACGAAAGAGGATCTTTCACGGGAAAGGGAAGTCGGCGAAGCGATTGCCGAGAAGTGGAAGGTCGGTATCGAAAAGTTGCCGATCAAGTACATTGTCGATTACGGGCTTACCCGTAACGAGAAGGTTGTTGCGTGGGCCGAGATTCGTTGCCGTTCGAAAGTATGGGAATGTCCTTTTATCTCAGCGCAAAAGTATTGGTCAGGGATCGAGCTTTCCAAGAAGTCAGGACTCCCGTTCTTCCTCATTTTCTCTTTTCCAAAACTTGTCTGTTACCGAAAAATCGAGGAGGGGGAGCTTCCGGACATTGTGTTTGGGGGAAGAGGTCAGATTCGGGACTGGCAGGATCGTGAGCCAATGGTGGTTCTCGACATTCAGAGCTTTACTAAGGTGGATGTTGTTGTTAATCTGACAACATCATGGGGCGAACAATTACATCAAGTCTAAAAGGAATTATCCAAGGTGAAACGTCCGTCCTCTATTTCTGGCCGAAAGACAAAACGAAAACGCACAAAAAAAAGCTACATCGCCGAAAATTGCGTAAAGCTGATCGAAGCGGTCGTCGCCGAGGCGATTCACGAATATCGCCATCTTCGGGCCGGAGGAATCGTCGATAAACTCAAGAAGGTTGGATCTTTAAGTAAATACGGTTACGGAAAAGACAGTAAAGTAACCACGATGCGCCACGACGGGGAGGTGGTGGATCTCTTAAACTTTCTAAAATCTCCTGACCTAGATCTACTGCTCAGGATGTGCCATTCGCCTATCGATGGATCCACGCTACGCAAGAGGTTGGATAAGCCTTACAATACAGCATCAGCAAGGAACAGGGGGGCAGACGGGGCTTTCTATATATGATCTTTTCCCCAAGGATCCGGTTTCTTTGTGAGGAACGTTTCAAAGGGGTTATTCCTGAGCCTTACCCAGCGAGTCAGTTTCTTCCGGATTGGTATAAGAAACTTCCGCACCGAATAGGCAATCAGGGGTTAGGCAAGGGAACAGTCAAGAGATGCGCCCCATTCCTAGATTCTCTTTCCGCCGGCTTCATCATTCCTCTGGCCGGTGACGTTGAACTTGTTTCAACCGAGAAGGGATCGATTGTCGCAACGGATAGTTCTTTCCCGATGAAAATCATAGGGATGCACCAACCTTGGCAGTTGGGTGGCGAGGCTCATCCATCCCATCCGGCCCAACCGCTTAAGTTCTCAAACTTCTGGCATATCCATGTTCCCGCCGGTTGGTCGGTATTGTTCGTGCCTCCCCTAAATAGGGCAGATCCTAGATTTGAATGTTTCTCTGCAATCGTTGAATGCGACAAGTTTAAGAATCAGATTAACTTCCCGTTCGTACTTAAGGATCCGAAGTTTTCCGGAATCATCGAGCAGGGAACACCGTTGGTTCAGGCCATTCCCTTTAAGCGGTCGGAGATGGGCGGGAGACATTCTTGCGGGACGCTGAGTAAGAAGGATCTGGCTGAGATCAATAAAACAAAACTCAGGATGGATGCTCACGAATCGTATTACAGGGATCGGGTTTGGAAAAAGGACGGCAAGAGTCGATGCCCGTTTCACAGGATTCTCGGTTTATGAGTCTGGATTCAGTAATCGAAACGAGTCCTGCTCTCTGGATGGCAACATCCGGAATTATTAAAAACAAGGCCGGCAATCTTGTCAGGCCCAAACCGAATGATTTCCAGAAGTTTGTTTCAGAAGTAATTGAGTGGTGTATCGAAAATAACGAGCGTCCTAGAATCGTTATCCTTAAGCCTCGCCAAAAGGGATCTTCAACGGTTTCGTGCGCTTGCGTCTATACGTTCCTACGTCGCTTTTCGGGTGCTAGGTGCGCTTTGATCGGGGATGAGTTGGATACTTCAAACAATCTTGCGGAAATCTTTAGTCGGTATGCCGACATGGACGATCACGCATGGGGTAACGAATGGCATAAGACCAAGTTGGCATTTTCAAATGATTCAAGTTGCCACAAGGAAACGGCAAACGATCCACGGGCCGGCATGTCGTCCACCTTTCAGGTCGTCTTGGCGTCCGAGGTGGCACACTGGAAGAAGCGTGGCGAACGGAATGCCGAAAGCGTACTTCTTTCGATCCTGAATTGCGTACCCGACGAGCCGAAAACCTTAGTCATTGTCGAATCTACCCCAAACGGGGCATCCGGCGCATTCTATGAGAGGTGGCAAAAGGCAGTATGGTTTGAGGATTTCAAAAAAGGAAAGAAGGGAAACGGGTTTATCCGTGTGTTTTGGCCTTGGTATAGCTTTGCGGATTCGGTCGAGACGCTTCCACCTCAGAAGGAGGAGGAAATTAAGGAGTCCATGACGGATTCTGAAAGAAATCTCATGGGTTTGGGTGCGACGATACCGAATCTTGCGTGGCGTCGCCGGATTGTGGGCGAAAAATGCGGTGGAGATGCCGAGCTTTTTAATCAGGAATACCCCACCGATGACGTTTCATGCTTCTTAACGTCAGGCCGGCCAAGATTTGACCGGTCAGGGGTTGAAAGGATCGAAGTTCTTACCAGAAAGAAGCAGAGAACAGAGGGGGTATTGGATCCCTCTGGCAATTCGGTTGTGTTCCGGCCCACCGGATCCGCCGAAGCGTGGTTATGGCTATGGGAAAAGCCTGAGTACGGTCGCCGGTATCTGATTGGGGTCGATACGATGACGGGGGCGAGTCAGGTGGCTGGATCTACAAGAGAACCGGACTGTCATTCAGTGATCGTGCTGGCGTCCGGAGCTTTCGTATCCGGCAAATGGATCCCGCCTTCCGTAGTTGGGAGGCTAAAACCACCTTGCAGGGTGGATATTGACGTTCTGGCCCTATTTGTGGACAGGCTTTCAAGGTTCTTTGGTGGTTGCATGGTCGTTCCTGAGGTAAATAACTCCGGATTGGCCCTGATTGAACTACTAAAGGACGCCCAAACGCCGATTTACCAACGTGAAATCTTCAATTTACGTGAATCCAAGAAGGCGAAGGCACTTGGATGGCAAACAACCGAAAAGACAAGGACACTTGCGATTGAAACACTAGCCACGGCAATCAGAGACGGGGATCTGGATGGTGGCGGAATCAATATCTATTGCCCAAACATCCTTTCCGAACTTAAGACATTCGTAATTACGGATTCTGGCAAGGCCGAGGCGATGAGTGGGAATCACGACGACGATGTTTTGGCACTATCAATCGCAGTAGCGACAATCGATGGCGCAACTCCATATCTTGCTCCTTCATCCACAAGAGGACTACCAAGGGATCTGCTCAACGCAGAGAAATCCATTCAGGCAAATCGCAGAAGCTATGCTTGACGCACTAACTAACGAACCTAATTCATAGACAAAATGGCCGATTTTCCCCCAGCCCAGTATATCGACGGTTACAGTGCCACGGGGGATACCATATCCTTCACGATTGCGGGGTACACGGGCAAGAAGGTTGTTAGCGTAGTGGTGACTGGTGGTGGATCCTACGCAACTCCAACAGCTTCAGTTGGATTTTCAGGAGGAGGATCCGTAAATCAGGCAACCGCAACTGCAAGCATGGGATTAAACACCTTAAGCGTTTCATCGGTTGGGGCGTCTAGCTTGTTGCAAACAAGCGAGCCAGAGGATGTAGAGATATACATATTCAATGGGGATGACGAAATTCAGGCAACTCCACTTTTCGGATTGGGGGCAATATCTCCTAACGTTAATATGTTCTTTGATAAAGCCATAACTCCAACAGTAACAGTGTCCGGACTGAACGGCACATACACAGATGCCTCGGTTTCTATCGATAGCTCATCATCACTTCATGTTGCGAGTCTTGTTAAGCCTAGTACTGGTAGTGGTAACTACCCACAAGATGCCACAATACCCGTGCAGATTGTCAATGCCTCTAACACAAATACAGTGCTTGGGACTGCAACAATAACCACAGATTTTGAAGGATCTATTGACACTGAAACAGTAATTCTGGATAGCTGGAACACTGCCGAATCTAAAAGCACTCTAAACGGGTACTCGCTAAAGCTAAAAATGACACAACCATATTTCTTAGTTACTGGATACGGGATTAATCCTAGCAATAGAACCGTGTACTTCAGAACAGATGGCCCCACGCCATCAGTATCAATAGGAGCTACAAGCCCATACGGGAGTACGGCATCTTTCACTGTAAGTACGAATACCGTTTCTCCTGTAACTTTCTATGAGCAAAGTACTGGAAATATTTATGTCGCAAATGTAAATAAACAAATAAAAATTCAAAGCACTGGGGTAGTGGTCGCCACCCTTTCCGCTGGGGCCTCTGAGTGTGTATGGGTCGGAGGCTCTATGACATTAGCCACGGCTCGATCAGGCGTTTTGTATTGTGCCGTAGATACAGGCACTTCAAATAATGAAGTATACATATATATATCTACCGTAGCAACAAATGGAGGTACTGCCATAACCTATAATTCAGGAGGGAAGTACGCCACTAATATCACTCAAGCCAGTGCCACTAATATATATTCAAATCCGGCTGGCACAACAAGTGTCAATGGGTCTTTAGATGTTTTTTGTAGTTCGGTTACAGAAATAAGTACTTCATCTTTTGCTATAAAGGCATTGAAGATGCCAATTTCAACGTCTTCTAGCAGAATAAGCGTAACTACGACGGGAGCCGGATATGCAGTAGCAGTAAATGTCGGCAACACCGGATTGTACCAAGATCCAGAACTCGTTAGTCCCGTTGAGATTTATAACTATGATCGAATGATGATCCTTAATAGCGTTATTCTTCCAAACTCAGCACTTACCTATACCTCAACACCTAGTATAAATATCTCTGGTGGTGGCATTACTAACTCGAACGTTGTAAAAACTTTAACATATAAGGTTAATAGCGTGGCCGTCACGGATGGAGGATCTGGATACGCTACAAGCCCAACTGTTGCGTTTTCAGGAAGCGTTACCTCGGGTGGTGCAAATGCAACCGGAACGTCTGCGCTATCGGCAACCTCAGCCATATCATTACCAAGCCTCACCGAAGCACAGGCAGATCCAACAACGGGAGATTTCCGTGAGGTATGTCATGCAATCTGCCAACTCGTTAATAATATCGACACTCTAAGCCTAACCCCAAGTTTGCAGACTACCCTCCAAACTGGTGGTGCTGGAATCATCGATAAGTTCACGTTCACATTTGACCTAGTACCCGAAGCCGGTGTTCTTACCGTCGATCCTGAGCCTTAATATGCCATTCGATAAATCTCCATCATCGTTTTTTGGCACGGGTTACTCTTATTCGTCAGCTAATAAGACAATTACACTAAGCACGGCCAACTCCACGCATGCGATCAAGCTAGATGAGCTTACAAACTCAGAGGCGAACACAAGTACTGGAGATGCAAGAAAGCTGGCGTATGCACTCATACTGTTTATTGAGCAAAGAATCTCTGCCCTTGGATTAAATAAACCGACCAAGATGGTCGTTTCAACAGCAATCGCAAATGGAAGCACTCAAGCTTCTGCGGGTGGATTGCTTAAGACATTCGTTATTTCGTTCAACCGAACTAATCCATCTCATTACGACGTTACGCCTGAGTGATGCTTGACACCGGTTGTTGCCAATCTAACAACATTATATGGCTGAAAATAGCAACTTCTCTGCGCCTATTGCGGATACCGGTTATGGGGCATATTACGAAAAAAATAGGGCGAATGAGATAGCAAGGCGTCGAAACAGCACAAGTGAACGCCGGAGGAGACTAAGCGAAGCAGAAGAAAGCGATATAGCCTCTAAATCCTTGAGTGGGTACAAAGATCTTCCAGATAGGGATAAAGCACGTTATCGATTCGACGCCGAAAAAGGTGCGACCGCTACGGATGCAGAAAAAGAAGCGTTTCAGGCTGAATTAAGCCAGAAATACAGTTTGTCCGGCAAAAGAAACACAACCCCTTCGCCTCAAGAGCAGTGGAAGGAGTACGATCAGAATGTTGGGACAAGTGGCGATGTAATGATTACAAATGCCGAAGGCAAGCGGGTTGTTGATCCAAGTTATAGTCAGGGTATTGTGGATTCATACTCAAAGAAATTTCCTACAACTGGAAACAACGCAAAACCCGTTCCTGAGCCTTCCTCTAATAACGGGGAAGTTCAGGTTGCAGGGGTAGCAAATGCAGAGGGTAAGGTTGGTGGATCTAAACCAGCAGGATCACCCCAACCGGCTGGATCTTCCCCTGAGCTTAACAAGGCCAAGGAGAACAAAGATAAACAAGGGTTCGGTTATACCGACTCTGAATCATATAGTGCCTTTAAGAAAACCCGACCCACTGCGGTTCAGAACTACGATGAACAATTTAACAAAGGCCCACTTGGAGGTCGATTAACTGATATTCAGACTGCTCAAGACGGGCTAGCAAGGCAAAGCCTCAACAGTCTTGATACAAGCGCAGGAAGCAAAATGGGTTATGCACGGGCTAGGAACGAGTACCAAGATGAACGTGAAAAGATTAAAATGGATTATGACAAGGGCATTCAGGCTAGCTCAAGAATGGACGATAGGGAAAGGCAACTGGCAAGTGGAAGAACACTTGGTTTTGACAGGGAGCGTGAACGCACAGAAAAGGGGTATGTAGCTGATCGCACTGCCTTTGCAGACATCGACAAAAGAATGGGTGAGGCTCCTCAAATTGTTACGGGAAGAGAGCAGTCGGGGGGCATGGCAAGGACAACGATTAAGAATGCAGATGGTTCAACAGGATCCATGGCAACAACGTCACAATCAACCGACGATAAGATTGATGGGTTGAAATCCAATAGATACAAAGAGCTAGTTGCTGGTGGCATGGACGAAAAAAGTGCTAGGAATCAATCAACTAAGGACATTCAGCAGATTTACATGGCCGGCAATATCGACGATTACAACACAACCAATGGAAGATCTCCCACCAAGAAGGCGGATTATAATGCTTTGGACGACAAGGATCGGATTTCTGCTCTCGCTCGCAATAACTATGATGCGTCGAAGCTAGACTCTGATAAGGATTACCAATCCGTCTTAGCGCAAAGAAGTGGCGACAAGAAAATCCAAGACATGTCAAAGGACTTCGATAAGCAGAAAATGGAAATGGCGAGTGCAAAACCAGAGGTGGCAAAACCTTATGATTTCTCTAAGCAAGATGGTTCTCTGGACAAAAGCGCATTTGCCCGTGTGAGTGATAAGCCTTTAGAAGTTCCATACAAAGAGAATGCTCCTGCAAATACGTCGAAACCAACACAAACCCAAAGTACCCCAAAATATGAGGGGGATGTCGGTTACAAGGGGCCGGATGCCTCTGGTGGCACTGCCGACGCAAACGACTTAGCTAGAAAGAAAAAGAAAAATCCAAACGAAGGCACAATGGTAGCTTAACAAAGGAGACAATATGGCATACACAAAAACACCTACAACTTGGCTTGGAGCCGGCTATTCAGCCAACTCCGGATCAAACACCGTAACATTCACAACGGGTAGCGCATCTAGCAACGTAACAGTTGCAGAGCTTACCAACACCGAAGCAAATGCAAGCACCGGAGACATCCGGAAAATCATGTTGGCTTTTGTGGAGCAGTTTTATCGGGCCTACAACGCCACTGCTACCGCAGATCGTCCATTAAAAATGACGATCACAAGGAACATAGTTGCCGGTCAGGACAACGTGAATACGGCAAACTACCAGTTCAGCTTCACCTTATCCCCGACAGTTCTCGAAGTAGCTGACGAGGTTTAATCCATGGATGGCGAATCGGGAGTTTTCTCGGTTCCTATCCTTACGGATTTTCCGGAGGAGTGGAAACCGAAGAAGTGGAAAAAGGGATTATCTGTATCAGATGCCAATAACCAAGGTGGGGATTGGTATGACAAGATGAAAAGCGAAGGCAGAAAATCGGAGAAGCAAGCAAAGATGGAAGCAAATAAACAGGCAAATAGAGAATCAGCACAGAAACGTGCAAGCCTATAATCCATGAGCTTAGAAAACATCTTTGACGATTCCAAGGGAGCTAGTCGCCTTCCTGAATCCAAGGGTGTCGGCATCGATCCCGTTAAACTTGAGGATGTTGATTTTGACCCAAAAGAAGCGGATCCGGTAGAACCAACTGGTTCTGCCATGGCTTACGCTAGTCCGGTAAATCCGAACCCTTCCGGAATCGATTTCAGGTATATCAAAAATCCTTACGCTAAGAAAAACTTCAAGAGCGAGATCGATTACGCAAACAAAGCGGATCAATTCAATACTAGGATCGACTCCGCCCAAGCCCAGTTGAAGGCTAGAGAAGAGAGGGCAAAGCAAGTAGCAGATGCCAAGGCTCAGAAGCAACAGGAAGCAGATTTTAAGAAGGGACAGAATAGCGAAAAGGAGGGGCAATTCAGGAAGGCGGGACAAAAGTATTATACTGATGCCTTTGGTGACGTTCAGGCTCAGGTCAATGAAGAGAACAAGCCGATGTTTGATGCTACTCCTTGGAAAATCCAAAAGGGGTTAGACGGGCGAAACGTAAAAACCCGCAGGAACGAACTTGGCGAAGTAGAGACAGAGGATCCGGATAAAGATGCGCCTATCGCAGAATCCAAGATCAAGCCAAACCAACTCTTCCGAAAAAACAAGCTATCAGAGGATCAATTCGTCGGCACAGTAGATGAAGGTCTGACTTCTGGTGACGAAACAATCCGAGGGGTGGCTGAACAGGCAAGAGAGAAGCAGAACGACAACCTTCTTAAAGAGACAAAGAACTCGTTTGTACGCCAAGAACTCAAGGTTAAGGCAGATCTCGACGATCATAAACTTCAGATGGCCCAGCTTGCCAAGGCGTCGCAGGAAAACGACATGCTTCCGGATTCGCCTGAGAAGCTGGCGAAGAAGGCTGAAATTGATAAGGCAATCGAGGACGGGGCCAAAAAAGCGCAAACCTTCAGCGAATCAATGCTAGAGGCGAAAGCCCAGCGTGAGGATTTCGAGGCAAGTCAGAGTCTATCTGCATGGTCAAATGCTGAAAGAGCTAGACTAGACTTCCTGAGAAGTGATAGAGGCGCAGAATACTTGAAGCGCAAGGGGATTGATAATCCTGAAAAGGATCAAGTTTTAATCGACATTCGCAATAAGCTGAACGAACAAGGCAGAAAAACCCTAGAGCAGTCTCAAAAAAAAACTGAAGATAGAACCCAGCTAGTCGGCAACACGATGATTGACGGGGGAGAGCAACCCGAATCATCCAAAAAGAGTCCCGCCTTGCCGATGCAAGACACGGCCACGCTAAGAGAGGCCGACGACAAGTACGAAAAACGGGTTAATGACGCAAAGACTCTAGCGAACGAAGTCGCCACAAAAGAGAACGAAAAAGTACGGGCATTGTATTCGAATCTAAACGCTAGTGCCGGTGCGGTTACTTCAATCGATAACCAACTCAAAGGACTACAAGACCGGATGACAGAACTCAAGGCGATGACTGGCGGAAAGGTTACTCCTGAGGTTGCCGGTCGAATCAATGCCTTAGCTCAACAAGCCGAAAACCTTAATCAACAGAGGCAGGGACATGTTTCTAGGTACGAGGAATCCAAGGGGGTATTCGACAAGGAAGTAGGAACATTCGACGAAAAAGGCGGGTTTAAGTCGATTGGTACACGAATGGGAGCGATGTTTGACGCCCAGCGCAATCTTGAGAATGAAGCAAAAACGGCAGATCAAGAGAGGCGATCTTCTTACGAGTCCTTACAGGCAAAGGTTGAGCAACAAGAGAAAGTTAAACAGGACACATTCAAAACGGTCGTAATGCCCAAAATCGACAATGCGGTACGAGCGATGGACGACAAGGCATTTGAGGCTTCATTAAAAGAGGCGAACGATCTTGGGATGGATAAGGAAGTTTCCGAATCCCTCCGGATGTACTATCAGCAAGCCAAAAAGAAGTATAACGGGAGCGACGCAGACTTTTGGGACATGGATGTTTTCAACCTAATGCTCCGCAGTTCGCCGGCCATGGGCATGCGTATGATTGGGGCGATGGCGGATATTGTTGCTGGCGAGAACGATCCTAGAACTCAGTTTATCTTTGGTGAAACTTACGAACAGAGACAAGCAAGACTATCTTCGTTTGGTGGGGTAGGTGCAGAAACATTGTCACCGGACGTAAAGGCCGGATCCGTCTCAATGGGCATGGGAGACGGGGCAAGGGAAGTGAGTTTTGGGGAGCTTCTTAAGGAAGCGCAAAAAGCTAAGACTGGTAAATACGATAAGAATGCAGTTCCAGATCCTTTCAATCAGGTAATGATTGGCGGAAAGACCTACGATATTGGAACTACCAACTATTTTGTAAATAGCCTCCGGATGGCATCGGAGTACTTAAGGAAAGAATCCAAGAATCTTGAAGAGGCTTTACCGGTATCTGAGCAGTTCCTAACAACGGACGTCGGACAGTTTGCAAAGGGATTGGCAGAGCTTCCGGCACAAATCGGGCCGGCTTTTATTCCCTTTGTTGGAAACGCTATCATGGGTGCGGGTGTGAGCGCAGGAATGTACGACGAATACATGCAGGATGCGGAACAAACTGCCATGAAGAACGGTACGGAGTTTGACAGGCTTTCGGCCCATCAGGGTGCATTGAACTATATAGCGGGAGGCGCACCGGCTGAAATCGTTTCAAATATACTAGAGATGAGGCTAGGTGGGCTTGTTAGACCATTGTTTAACAAGGTCACGACTAAGGCACTTGGGGATGCACTTGGGGCAGTATCAGTTTCCGGACTTCTTGGTGGTACAACTGAAGCATACCAACAGTTCATGCTTAACGTAACCAAGAAGTACTTCGATAAAATGCCGAATGTCGAGCTAACTGAGGGTGTATGGCAAGCATTTAAGATCGGTGGATCAGTAGAGGCATTTGTGCCGGCTATGGTTGCTTTAACGCAAACTGCCCAATCTCAAAACAAGAGATCTACCGATATTCGCAAGCTGATGGCAGATTTCGGAAAAGCTAAAGAGGTGTCGCTGAATGCGCTACCTATCGGCCAAAGATTAACCAATCCGGATCTAGGCGAATACACCCCTAAAGAGATAAGCAAGCAGGAGACTCGGTTAAACTCTATTGATACACGGATTGCCTCGATTGAGCAGGAGTTACCTAAAGCAAAGGGTGACAGGAAGCGGGATCTACTTAATGAAGGCGCACAACTATACGCTCAAAGGGAGCAAATTATCCCTACGGTCAAGGTTGGAGCAGAAATGCAGAACCAGATTCAGGAGGAGCTTTCTAGGTTTCCGGCTCAGACAGTCACAGACGAAAAGGGCAAGGTTGTATCAGAAGCAAAGCTAGGCCCAGTACGAGCATTGGCTAAGTATGCCTCAGGAGCAGAACTTTCGTTCGACGAAATGGCAGAAGAGCTTCCCGATGGATCTCCCGTATTCGGCAAAGATAAGAACGGGGCCGTCGTCGTATCGCAAAGGGCAATCGACCAATATCGAAATACTGCCTCAACGATCTCTGCTCTAGCTCAAGGCAGGAGCGTAGTGAACGCTCGGTCAATGCTTGAGCAGAAGCAGGACAAGGAAAAAACAAAGACCGCACCGGTTGTTGCAAAGGACACCAAGGAGGAGGCCGGCAACCTATTCAGAGTACGGGTTACGGATACGGCCACGATGCAGGATCGAGAGGTGGATGTTCGCTCGGAATCCCCCGAAAGGGCTAGATTAACGATTGCCGGAAGTCCTAAGGATTACGGATTTGATGGTGGAATTAGGGTAGGGGAGGCGATCCCAGTAGGTGCGGGTGAGAATAGGCAGGGTGCAAATGTCGTCAAAGCGACAACAATGCCTCAAAATGCGTTCAGGATGCCCATTACAGGCAAGGAGAAAACATCCTTGGTAAGATCCATTCTGGACGCCCCGCCTGAGCGTAGAAAGGCTTTACAGAAGATTTCTGAATCCGTCGGTGGATTGGTTGAAAACTACAAGAGCATGTTTGACTCGGTGGACTTTACCGCACAGGACAATATCTCTGGTGGCGTACAGATCCGATTTTCACCGGACGGAAAGACAAGAAAGCTAGCGATTAGCCTTACCGGACTGCAAAGGGAGCTTCAAGGAGCCGAAAACCCCGATCAGGTACTTCTTGGGAAGTTTGTCGAGGAAGTTACTCATTCGGTCGGGGTTCAAGTCGTTTCGAGGGAGGAATCACAAAATATATCGAAAACGATGTCCCCGAAACTCCGGAGAGCATTCGTTGATTCTTATTACGCATCGGAAAAATCCGCCGGCAAACAGGGCAAGATTAGTTCTGATAGCGCATTCTCCGGTGAGCTTACCGATTTAGAACATTATGAAATAGGGCAAGAGTTCATACGAGCGATTGTCCAGAAGGATGAGCGTGTGTTGGGCTTCATGACTGAAGAAGCCCAAACCAATCCGGAGTTTTTGCCCTACTTCATAAATGCACTTAAAAAGATCCTAGATGCAATAACTTCCGGTGCGTACAAGATGGATGCTCCTTTAGCCAACGAAGCTAAAGAGCGAATCATCAGCACAATGGACAAGCTAGGAGCGTTAAACAAAATATCTGCGGATCGGGCGAAAATTGGCTATGGTAACAGTGCCAAGACAACCGACACTGCAACCGTTCAAGGGGTTCCCGCCTCAGAACTATCTACTTCTGTTCCTCAGAATAGAAGTGGAGTTGGAACTGGATCAGCTAGCCAAACGAATGAGGGAGGAACCACCGGAGCAAGTGGGTTGGCAGGATCTCCCGCTATTTCAACACAAGGACGTAGCTACAATGTAGCTACACCAAAGAACACGATGAGCGTCCCAGTTCAGGGGCAACTCGTCGAATTGGGAGATCTAAAATCATCGGCAGGAACAAACCTTCAGCCACGGGACAGGACACGGGCGGGTAACAGGGAACAAGAGCTAAAGATCGCAAGGAATCCGAATCATGCGATGTGGGCAAGGCCGGCTTCTACTTCCGATACCGGTCTTACGATTGTGGGCAAGGATGGACGCATTTATAGCGGTCACGGAAGGACAAACGCCAAGAACCTTGTTTATCAAATGGCCGAGATACCCTCGGCAGATCAGGCATTAGGCCAAAAGAATGCTCAAGGTCTTAAGGATGAAATCAAAAATACGATGCGACAGATGGGCGAACCCGAATCAGAGATAGCAAAGGTCGATACGATGAAACGCCCCGACTACGTGGGCGTGTATCAGGGTGACGAGAATCCGAGTAAGATCCGGCAATTCGTCAGGGATTCGAACATCGAGGGGATGAGTGTAGCGGAACAAGCATCCTACGATGCGCTTGAGTTTATCGATAATCCTAAGCTAATCAGCAACCTACGGGCCGGATCGAATGGCGAGATCCTCCTCAAGCGTAACGACAAGGTTTTATCAGATTTCTACAACGCAATCGGATCTCCTAGAGAGTTAAGAAACAAGAACGGTGCATGGAGCAAGGCTATGGAGAACAGGGTTATGGGCGCACTTATGGCCCTTAACTTTGGTCAAGGTAGCGACACTCTCATTACGACTCTTGCGGAAGATGCCGAAAATCTCGGTCTTATCGGACTCCGTGCCGGACTTGTACAGGCTGGGCCGGATCTAGCGGTTCTTGGTGACGGGGAATTGGACATTAAGCCAACCCTGACTATGGCCGTTGAAGAGTTTGTTAAGTACAAAGAAAACGATGGCAAGATGGAGGACTTCTTAAGCCAAGGGAGACTCCAAGGGATTGAGTCTGAGGCTTCGCCCGAAACTGAGTTCATGATGAGAACCATCGCAGAGAATCCCACGGGCCGAGCGATTGGCGACTTCCTGAGAACCTATGCGGTTTCCGCAGAAGCCATGAAACGGGAACGGCAAGCCTACGGGGGCGGAATGTTCCCTGAAACAGAACTGCCATTGACTGTTATGGATGTCCTTAAAATGGCAACATCCATCGTATCCAAGGGTGATTCGACGCAGACGCTTAGTAGTCCTGCAAGAAATACCGCAGAGACACTGGCAGGAAAACTTTCGGCATTCCTTGATCTTTCCAAGAATCCACAAAAGCAAAAGATCACTCAGTTTGTTGCGAACTATCATAAAAACGGTTTATACGGGCTAATCAACAAGATGCTTGAGCCGGTTCCATCCGGAGCATCTTTGCCCCCTCAGGCATACCAATTTGAAGAGAGACTTGAGAAGATCCTTTCGGTTGGTGATCCGGCTATCAACATCACGCTTCCGGACGGGAATAAAGTGAATCTGGACGGAGTAGGAGCAAGTAAGGTACTGGCGGGTTTCTTGGAAGGCGTAAGCAAGCAACAGGACAACTTTAGAGATCTTATTGGAAAGGTTACTGCCGGAAGAGACTGGATTGCGCTAGTTGCATCTCCCAAAAAGATGAAGAGGCTTGCAGAGAAAATCATTTTCGAAAAGAAGGGCGTAGTTGCAGATGACGCAAAAGACATTCTTCGGGCCACGATTTCCGTCAATACGCTGGATGAAATGGATGAGGCGATTGCTGAAATCCAGAAATACGCAAGAGTAACACAAGACAAGAAAAACCTTTATCTGGATACCGAGAACACTGGCTATGCCCACCGGTTAATTCTTATTGAGTGGGACGGATTAAATTGGGAGGCAGAAGTACAGATTAACTTACCCGAAATGTTGTTGGCTAAGGATATTGGACATCGTTTCTACGAAAAGATCCGTAGCCTTGAAGCCTTGGCTACAACTATTCGAAACAGTGAAGAAGTTCTAGCTATCGAACGTCAGATCGAAGAGTTACAAGGAAAAGTAGATCAGGTTTGGCGAGGCGCACGGGACTTGATCACCAAACGCTTAAACGCATCCAAGGATCTTACCCGTGGAGCCTCGAACGTAGAGACAAGTGGAAATCGAGTAAGCGGAACATCATCGCAACGCCAAGCCCTTACTCCAAGTACTGCGACAGGGGTATCATCAACGTCGAACAGCTTGGTTTTAGGATCAGAAATCAATTCGTCGAGATCCGGAACTCTGGAAGGATCATCAGGTGTTGTTGGCATGACAACAATCAATAGCCAGAAATACGCAGTTCCGCAACCTGAAAGTATCGTTTATGCAAATGTTGAGGATTTTAGGGGTACGGTCGATAGTTCTAGGTTGGCAAACGTGTCAGAAAACGAGGCTTCTCTTGGGATTATCTTCAATACAAAGGCATCAGGATCTTTCATCGTTAAACTAGATAAGCTGATTTCGCCGGTAAATGAGCTTAACGATGAGGGATTTATAGCAGGAAAGAAGGCGGATCCACGACAAACAGCTATCAATTACATGGTCGCAAACCTTAATGGCGAGTCATTTACACCAAGAGAACCCATTGACCTTGCGGATAACGGAGACGGGACTTACACAATTATTGACGGAAATGCTACCTCCCAAGGACTTATGTTGGCAGGATGGCAAAATGCGGTTGGAGTTGTTAAAGAGTTTGCCCTTTCAGCCCCCCGTCGTAGCACTCAAGACGCCAATCAATTAAGCCTATTTGACGAAACCGGCAGTGCTTCGGTGTTGTCAAACAGCAAACAAGAGGGTATTGAAAGTGGAGAACAATATGGACAACCAAGAACAAGACAATCAACCGGAGAACCCGCCCGAACTCAGGACGGACTACGAGGGAGCGATGAGCTTTTTGGCGAATACGCCAACCGATCAACTCAGCCAACTAGCCAAGAATCCGGCACTCCTAGAGAAGTTTATCCTAGAGAGGTATCCGGAGATGGAATGGATTCAGTCGGACAACGAGGAGGAGTCGAGCCAACAGGCGGAACTAGATCAGGAGACGGTGTACAAAGCGGAACGCAAGATACTAATCTTGTCGAAGGAGAATCCGGAAGCGTTGGCAGTAATCAAGACAGTGCTAGAGAAAATCTGCCCGTTCGAGTTAAACCTACCGTAGAACGTCCTGCGGAGGGTACGCCGGAAAGAAATCACGAAATCGCCCCTGAGGACATACTTGCCCCAAGGGGTGACGTAACAAGACTCAAGACAAACATATCGGTAATCAAATTACTCAAGCAACTTGAGTCAGAGGACAGGAATGCAACGACTGAAGAGAAGAAGATCCTAGCTCAATACGTGGGCTGGGGTGGTTTGTCGCAAGCCTTGGATGAAGATAAGGCGGAGATCGCACAGAACATAGATTACCGTGGGCGATATATGGATGAGGAAAGTCTTAAGTCCGTAGAGAACTGGAAAAATAAATACGGAAAGTATTACAATGAAGTAAAAGATCTTCTTTCCGAGGATGAGTTTAGATCTGCAAAGGCAAGTACAACAAATGCCCACTACACGTCGCCTCAGGTCATTAAATACATGTGGGATGCGGTTAGGAAGTTGGGATTCAATGGCGGAACAGTACTCGAACCCGCCGGTGGGGTTGGTCACTTCTTTGGGCTAATGCCGAAGGATATGGCCGATGCGTCCTACACAAAGGCCGTCGAGCTTGACTCTCTATCCGGAAGGATCATGCGGAAACTCTATCCCGAAACCGACGTTCAGATCACAGGATTCGAAGATGCAGACATTCCGGACAACTCCATCGATCTCGCAATATCTAACGTGCCTTTCGCCAACGTTCAAATGTACGACTCAGGGCTTGAGGCTCAGGGTGCGCCTAAGTTGTCGCTTCATAACTATTTCTTCGCCAAGGCACTTGAGAAGGTTCGGCCCAGCGGGGTTGTAGCCTTTATCACCACAAGCAACACTCTGGACGCCAACGTGGTTCAGAGAAAATGGATTGCAGATCACGGGGAACTGATTGGAGCAGTAAGACTTCCAAACACTGCATTCAGCGAGAATGCCAATACAGAGGTCACGACGGACATCATCTTCATTAGAAAACCGGACGGCAAGATGCCTAGCTTCAATCCGGAATCGTTCAAAAGCACAAAAGAAGTGTCACTAGATAATGGTGGAACAGTGAAGATCAATGAGTACTTCGACCGGAATCCAGACATGATTCTTGGCCGACTTGCCAACGACGGATCTATGTACGGTGGCAAGGAAGAGATGACAGTACGTCCTTTTCAGGACGGAAGAACACTAGAAAGCCTTCTTAGCAAATCCCTAGAGAAGCTATCCGGCGACGTGATGGGCCAGAGCAAGCCGGTTGATCGGGAGGCAATAACAAACGAAGAAGCGATGCGGGGCAAGAAGGTTGGCACTCTAGCGATGCTTGAGGACGGGAAACTTGGGATAGCCGGAGTAGAGAACTCAGATGAAGAAATCCTTAGTCCCAAAAATCGGCCTATCGCCACGGGATTCATTCAAGTCAGGGACGCCCTAAATGAATTGTATCGGATGGAAATGGATCCGGAATCTCAGGACGCCGAGATTGAAGATCAACGGAAGGCACTGAATGTTGCCTATGACAACTTTGTGGCACGGAATGGATCATTCCATGCAAATAGTAAGCTACTAGACTTTGATCCCGATTATTACCGGATCATAGGAGCCGAAAATGAGGTAAAGTCTGATAGCAAGGCCGAGAACGTTAAGAAGTTCCTGACTAGGAAAAAGAACTACACGAAGGGTGATATTTTCACAAAGCGGATCCTCACTCCAAGGCAGGAGCCGACTTCTGCTTCATCCGTTGAGGATGCCATGGGCATATCCCTCGGTTGGAAGGGTACTCTTGATACCGACTACATCGCTGGATTGATTGGGAAGTCAAAGGATGAGGTCGAGAACGACATTCTTAGCAAGGGTATCGGGTTTAGGGATCCAGCTACCGGCCTTGTGTCCACAAAGGAAGAATACCTGAGTGGCAACGTAAGAAAGAAACTTAAGATAGCCGAAGAAAAGGCCAAAAAAGACAACAGTTACGAGGCAAACATCGAGGCACTAAAGAAAGTGCAACCGGTAGATGTGCCGTTCTCCGACATATCAATGAACCTTGGGGCGAACTGGATCCCGACGGACATCATCTCTGACTTCGGGAGAAGCATACTCAAGACACGGGTTACAGTCACGTATAGCAAGGGGGTTGGGGATGTTTCTTCAGATAGGTACACGGTTACTTACGGATCCGACGGCAAGGGCGCAAGATCAATGGCAGACCTTCCCTCAGTAGCCACAAGTATCTACGGAACCGATAGAATGTCGGGAGTTCGACTGCTTGAGATGGCACTTAACATGCAAACGCCGATGGTATTTGACACAATCGACGAGAAGAAGGTTTTGAATGCCGGTGAAACCGAAAAGGCAAAACTTGCCATGGAGAAGATCAAGGAATCTTTCGCCCAATACGCATCATCCAAGCCTGAAGTCTCTGAAGAACTTGCAAAACAGTACAACGAGAAGAGGAACTCCCATGCGTTACGTCAGTACGATGGTCAATTCCTCACATTCCCGTGGCTTGCCAAGGGATACGACTTATATCCAGACAAAAAGAACGTGGTTTGGAGGGCTATTCAGGACGGCAAAATGCTTATTGCTCACGGGGTTGGAGGAGGAAAAACGGTCATCGGCACTGCTCTGACCATGGAACTTCGTCGCCTTGGACTAGCCAAGAAGCCGATGATCGTTGTCCACAACGCTACCTTGGAACAGTTTGCCGGAACGATTGGAAGAATGGCCCCGACTTCCCGTGTCCTTGTTGCCCGTAAGAAAGACTTCGAAAAGAGCAAGCGCAAGGAGTTTGTGGCGAAAATAGCCTCAGGAGACTGGGATGCGGTCGTGATGGCCCACTCAACCTTTAACCAGATCAAGGACGATCCGGAATACGTAAAAAAGATCACCTATGAGCTTATAGATGAGCTTCGGGATGCTATCGCTCAAACCATGAGTGAAAGCAACGAGGTTAGTCGTTACGGCAGGATCTCTAAAAAGAAGGATCCATCCGTAAAGGAGAAGGAGAAGCAGATCAAGAGGCTCGAAGAAAGACTCAAGCGAGTACAAGAACGCAAGGTCGATGATGTCCTTACGTTCCAAGAACTAGGGGTGGACGCTATTATTCTGGACGAGGCGCATATCTACAAAAAGATGCCTTTCGTAACAAAGCTGAAGAATATCGCCGGCATCGATAATTCGCCCACCGAATCAGGAACAAGCCTATTAACCAAAGCACGATTTATTCAGGAAAAGAACAAGGGCCGGAATATGTTCACGATGACTGGCACACCGGTAACAAATACCCTTGGTGAAGTTTGGAATCAGGTTCGCCTTATCGATCCCGAACTATTGGCCGAGTTTGGTTCATCTAGCTTTGATTCGTTTGTTTCTACATTCGCAGAGGTAGAGAGAAGCGCAGAACTAAGGGCCAACGGAAAGTATAAAAGCATCCAACGTCTATCGAAATTGGCTAACTTGCCGGAGTGGAACAAGATGTTCCGGACTAGAGCAGACGTCAAGATGGGCGGGGATATGGTCGTCAAGAACCGGCCCGAAATCAAAGACGGCAAACCTGACCTTATTGCGGTCGAGGCAACTCCTCAGGTAATCGAATACAAAAAGATTATCGATAAAATCATCGATGACTTTGACAGCATGGATGGACGGGAAAAGAAGGAAAACAGTCATATTCCGCTAGTTACTTACAATGCTTGCAAACTTGCATCAATCGACATGCGTTTGGTGGATGACAAAGCAAAGGATGAGGCGGGAAGTAAATCAAACACCATGATTGAAAAGGTGTTCGAACTCTACAAGAGAACGAATGATTACAACGGAACCCAAGTAATCTTCTCTGATCGTTACCGGCCCATGAAAACGGAATCCTTGTCATTCAATGGATTGGATTCGGGCGTTGAAACTGATGACAGTGAAGATTCGGGAATGGATCTTATTTCTGGTGCAAAAGAGGAAGAAAAAGAAGAGCGTGAAGCGGAATCCATGGGAGGATTCAACCTTTATACAGACATCAAAGAGAAGCTGATCAAAAAGGGAGTAAAGCCTGAAGAGATTGCGGTTATTAACGATTTTAAGACCGATCAAGCAAAAGAGCAGTTATTTGAGAAGGTGAACAACGGAACGGTTCGCATCATTATTGGATCGACGCAAAAGCTGGGAACTGGCGTGAACATGCAAGGCCGGATGATTGCCGGACATAACTTAGACGTGCCTTGGACTCCGGCAGAGATGGAGCAACGGGACGGGCGGGTAATCCGTCAGGGCAACATTCACTCAGAGCTTGGCATACCGGTCGAAATCTACCGGTACGGCATGAAGGATACGTTGGATTCGGCCCTTTGGCAGAAGCTAGAGTTTAAGGAAAGATTCATTAAACAGGCATTGAGTGGAAAGATTAGCGGTCGTGTTATCGAGGACGATTCGGGGCTTCTCAGCCTAGCAGAGCAAAAAGCCATCTTGTCCGGCCCAATGGGGCTTGAGAAGTTTAACACCGAGACAAAGATCCGTGAGCTAGAAAATCAGGAACGGGCATGGGTTCAATCCTCATTCGATGCAATTCAGGCCGGCAAGAATGCCGAGCTTCAGGTCAAGGCATACGAAAACAGGCTTAACCAGACAAGGGAGTTCCTAAGCGAAGTATCAAACTGGACGCCTGAGCCTACGGCCATGATTGAGGGCGTAGCATTGACGAAAGAAAACGACATCCGTGACGCTATCCAAGAGTACTTTGATAAGCGCAGGGATCAGGCCGTGCAAACCGGAAAATCATTCCCAGCATCCGTAGAGGCAAAGAAACCACTTGGCGAGTTCACATACAACGGAACCAAAATCACACTTTCGCCGGCTTCAGTGGATGAGATTCTAGGTGAACCGGATCCCAAGAAAGCATTTAAGGTTGAAACCGGAGTCATGGTCAATGGACGTGAATTGGGTTCGAAGGTAAAGAGCGCAGGATACGTGGTTAGCGCATTGAGGGATCTCGTTAAGAACCTTAAGAGTTACGAGAAACAGTTTATTAACGGCGTGGAATCTGCCCAAGAGACGGCAGATTCAGCAACAATCGCATCCTCCAAGGCATTCCCAAGGAAGGAAGAGCTAGATGGTCTTAGGGCTAAATACGCCAAGATCATGGAGGATTACACGGACAAGGGTAAGACAAAGAGGGTAGAAGCGGAGCAAATGCAGTTGAACGCTCCCGCCCTTACGCCAAGTAAGGCAAGCCTACTTTCCAAAGATGCGATGAACCTGATCGAGCCTATCGCTAGGTCGTTCGTTTCCCCGCAGACATCGCTAGACGAGGCTATTCAGATTGGCCGGATCGCACTCATCAAAGCAGTGCAAGGGTTCGATCCGAATGCCGGTGATTTTGATAAATACGCAAAGGCAGTAGTCCGGAACGCACTTAAAAAGAACTACTCTAGGAACGAGGCAACGGCCCGTGAGATCTCCATGAGATCGATGAACATTGACTCTCCGGTGTCCGGCGAAAGCACGGCCCCGCTGGGTAGCATCATTCCGGACGAAAACCAGAGCTTGCCGTCGCAATCCGCTATCACAAACGACGCACAAAGGCTCATGCAGACCATGATTGACGGACTGCCAGTACGCCCACGGACGGTTGTATCGGCATACATGAATGGGGAGGGAGTATCACAAATCGCAGAAAAGATGGGCATTTCTCGTCAGTACGCTTTGACTATGCTCAACAATGCGCTTTCGGTGCTTCGGAAGAGGTTGGCAAAGGTAGGGATCGAGGAAACTAAGGATCTCATTTCAGGATCCACACGAGAGATTATTTCTAGGCTCAACTCGCCCCTAAGGGCTATCACAAGAGAAGAGGAACAGGCTCAGGCCGAGTATCTTACCGAATTGGCCCGTAGCAGGGGATTGACCTTAGATCAGTTTGCTACGGAAAGAATCGATGAGTTCCTAGATAGCGCAAAGGCTTGGAGACAGGCTCATCCAATTCAGGACGATGAGATGCAAATGCTTGGATCTTCCACAAGACAATCCAAGTCAAAGTTTAGACTTCCGAACAACAAAAGATATGAGGCAGAGCAGTTTGAATTAGGATTCATGAAATCGATGATGGAAGTTGCGGAAAAAGACCAAACCGGAAAAGGAGATATTTCAGAGGAAGGCAAAAAGTTTGTAATAGAAGCACTTGCCGAGTATTTAGCCTCTAAAACGTCCTTGGATAATGTGGCTAAGGGGCAGATCCAAACAGATAAAAGCCTAGATAAATATCCCGATCTTAAGTGGTCGTTTGAGAAGTTTGGTAAGATAGCCCAAAACAATTCCATTATGGAGGACATCAGGATAGAAAATAACAAGAAAGTTAAAGAAGCCTACAAGGTACTTGAGCAGAACGAGAACAATCGAGTGATTGCATTTGAGAACGATGAGGGCGAAAAACTTCTTGTATCGAAAGCAATTATAAATCCTGAAGATAAAGTTGGAGTAAATGATTTTAATTACAAACAAGTTCCACTTACGGATTTCAGGAACACGGCATATCGGATAACCAGATACACAAGCAGTTATGGTATTCTTGGTGCGATTGTATCCCCAACAACCGTAATTACCCCCGACGGCCAAAGCATAACACCCACTTCGCATTCGGTTTTCCCGAACAAAACTCAGGCGATTATGAGTGCTATGGGCGTAAGAAATCCCCAAAGAGAGATCCACGAAGGGTTTAGACCCATGGAATCACTCTTCTCGCCCACTCGGAATCCTGACATGGATGCCGTTGAAGAGTACATGGATTATCTAGGTAAAGAGTTGCCTGAAACGAATGAGCTAATCAACAAGGCAGATAACGAACGCAACAGATTCAAAATCACAGGAAACCCAACGCTAGCCAACCCCGCTAAGGGCATGGGGCGTAACCTAGTGAATGCGGTGGATGAGGCCCGAAAAGACATCCTGCAACGCCGGCCTGACGTTATTGTGATGGCCGAGGCTCGTGCGCTACTCGCAAACGACGAGGAAGGCGTAAAGCGCATGTTGCTCGAAAGGGCAGTGGATCCATCTCAAGCCGGACTGCCTACCGACGTAGAGGTGCGATCCGCCAAGTTGCTTGTCGAAAAGCTGGCACGTAGGGCTATGACTTCGGGCGACGAGAAGGCTCAACGAGAGGCTTCTATCTTGGCCTACGCCTACCGGCAGACCGGATCAGAGGTCGCAAGATCACTCAGGGCCAGAATCGACGACTACAAGACACCGGCAGAACGACACAAAGCATTCCTGACAGACTTAATCTTTAACCCGACGAAAGAAATCGAGCGAAAGATTAAGTATGCCATCTCTCCTGCCGAGAAAAGCCGGAGGATCCAACAGCTTGAGGCCCAACTCCTAAACGAATCGAATCCGACTACGGAAGAGGAACTAAAGAGGATTCGGAAAGAACCAGATTCGAACGACATTCTCCAAAGTGAAACTGCCAAGAGGCTAGCCAAGATTGAAACTGCCCTTGGTAAATGGGGGGTTACGCTCGCCGATCTCTTCTCCGGTGAAGTTCAAGTTTCACTCAAGACATCCAGCATGATTGACAACACCTTAAAGGGGCTTAACCCAAGGGAAGTTAAGGCAATCCGGATGATCCAACAGAGGAACGACGTTTCGAAGATCAAGCGAATCACCGGACTCAAGGCCGAGGAAATCGAAGCACTCAGGCAGTCCGTAGCGGAAGAGATTCGCCAAAAACTCATGCCTAAGACCCGTCGTGGGGCAACAGTCGAGGACTTGGCAACGGAAGAGCTAGGCGCAAGCGCATCCTACGGGAATCAAAACGTTTCTGAGGCCGATGCCTTGCGTCAAGCAGACCGGATCCTTTCGGCCATGGGGCTAGATGACGCATACACCAAACCCAACATGTTTAAGCGTCGCAGGGCTAAGGTCGCTCCCGCTGGGCCAAACTTCCCACGTCCAGAACTTACTGAAGATGGATACACTTTCGATATTACGGATGCAATTCAGGTCAAGCGTGTGGCAAGAGCGATCCAGACAGTAGAATCATCAATGGACGACATTTTGGTTGAAATGTGGGTTAATTCGATCCTATCGGGAGCCAAGACATTCATCGCCAACTTATCTTCAGGGCCGTTTTCGGTCTATGAAATGACAGTCGGAAGAGGCATTCAGTCTATGGTGAACCTAGCTTTCAACGATCCTAAATCTGCTTCTTTCGGTGAGTTCAAGCCCTTGGTAGCGGGTATCTCTCCGGCCATCAGTAGGGCATGGTCAAATGCGGTTGCCACTTGGTACACCGAATCAGGCTTCTTTGAAGAGGACATTCTGGATCAACCGATCAAACTCTTGGGTGAACTCGATA